CTAAATGCAATGTTAAGACCATCAACTATCAGCAAGTTCCCAATCGGAGCTGGGTTCCCAAGGCTTGAGAACGAAATCGCCATTTGTAAATTTTATCTCCTCTTTATCTAGCCAGTGTTCTAATATAAGAATATAAGCACCTAGCCAGGCAATATGCATATATCTCAATGTGTTCTTTGGTTTTCTTGTTGTTGCCACAAAAAACTTACCGTGATTCTCACGAAAGACGAGAAGTGGCTCTTGTTTCATTTGTTGTGCTTGTTTGCAAATTTTACTCCACCACTTAAATAAATTATTACTTTTCTGTGTGTATATCTTTGAATCAAATCCAACGTGCTTGTAAAACTTTACTTCTACACAAAATATATTGTGTTTTCCATTTACTCTTAAGTCTCCTTTTATCTTTCCACTACCAGAACCAGGAGTCTGTTCCCACTTTTCTTTAGTCTCTCTATCGAGGATTGAAATTACTTGTTGCTCTCCTCGTATACCTTTTTGTCTTGGATTAACCATCTAAATGACTAACCTTATCTTCTTTTATTACTTCTATCTTGGACAATAGTGGATGTGTCCAACCGTGTGATACTATGTAAGTATTCAAATTTTCCTCTCTTAATAATATTTCTACTAACTTTTCTTTTCCTAGTTCATCTAACACATTTGTTACTTCATCTAAGAATAGTACATTTATTCTTGACTTGGAAATACTACTCATAAGTTTCCTTATAGCAAGTAGAGTAGCTGTATTCACTCTTGCAAGTTCTCCTGCACTAAGAGCTAGTATATCTACTGGTTTTCCATTGTCATCTATTTCTACATTTAGCTTATCATTGAGTACTACAAACTCTAAACTGAATCTACCATCGGATAGTTCTGCCAAGTATTCATTAGTAAGTTCTTCCAAGTCTTTAACTAAATTTTCTATTTTGTAAGCAAGTAGTCCATTTGTGCTAAATGCTTTTTTCAATATTTCTATATGACCTAATCTTTCTTCTATGTCAGTAATTTCTTCTGTTAAAGTACTTAATTGATCTTCAAAATCTTGTTGTTGTTCTTCTATAATTGAGATACGAGTATTATGTCTTTCTATTCTTTCGTTTTCTGCAGCTACGTCTTCCCAGGCCTCTCTATCTTTTCTAATCTTGTTTTGCAGCTCACTAATTTTTGTTTGTAATTCACTTGCCTCTAAGACTTTTATTGGTAGTGTTGCGTCTATGTCTCTATATAGGTCTTCCCAGTCTGCTACTCTTCTTTTTGCTACGAGTCTTATTTTATTAACTTCATCGCCTTCTATTTTTTCTTTTGATAGTTTATCTACAGAACTCTCATAGTTAGTTACTTTTGTAGAGTGATGTTCAATTTTTTCTTTTACAAAATTTTCATCAATATCTTGATGACAAGTAGGACATTCGCCTTTCATAGTTTGATACTCTTCTAAGGAACTTCTATGCTCATTTAATTTATACTTAGCAAGAGTAATTTCTCTTTGAAGCGGAGCTACATCTATGTCTTCAGAGTACTCCTCTAATTGTTGTCTATAAGAGGTAATATCAATTTCATCTAACTGTTCTCGTGTAAAATTATTTTTGTTAATTTTTTTATTGATTTCGGAGATATTTTCATATTCTATCATAAGAGAACGTAAAGTTTTGTCATCTTCTTCCGAAACAAATGGTAAATCGATTTTCGATAATAGTGATGTATCTTCCATTTTATTATCTAACAACCATTTATTTATTGTGTCAATTTTGCCTTGCACTAATGTAGCTTCGGAGCCAACACTTCTTGCCAAGTCTTTAAATACTTCAAAATATTTTACATAGTTATCTAACTGCAATAAATCTATTAAGAATCTTTTTCTGTTTGTATCAGTAGCAGTAAGAAACTGCAAGGATGCATTAGTATTTTGATATACAATTTGACTAAAAGTTTTATGGTCAATTCCAATAACTTCTTCTAAAGTTTTGTAAGTATTTGTAGCTGTGTGGCTTGATATATCCTCATCGTTCTTGTAGAGTTTTACTTTTATATTACCTCTACGAACTACATCAATTTTATAACTATCGTCTACTACATCAAAACTCAAAGATATATCATAGCCATTATTGACTTCACGATTTGGTATATCTGCTTTTTTAATTCCTTTCGAGTTTTTGTTGAAAAGAACTTCCTCTAAAATGAGAGGTATAGAGGACTTACCAGTACCATTTGTACCAACTAATTGAGTAACTATACTTTCAGTTAAATCTAATTCATTATCTGAACCATAACTAAAACAATTACTCCACTGCAACTTCTTTAGCGTAATCACTAAACACTCCTAAAATATTTTTAACTTTATCTTCGTTCAACTCTAATATATAACTTAAATACTCATTAAGCTCTTCTTCCATTGACATCTCTTTATCTAATACTAAAGTTGCTTCTGTTTTTCTTTTTATGACTTTTTTATCAAGTAACTCACTATTTTTGATATTACTTAAGTCTGATACATCACCTTCTATTTCATAGATAGTATGGTGAAAGTCTGTTTGTACCATTTCATCTTCTGTTTCTACTGTTTTTCTTAATAACTGAGGAAGGTCAAACTCATGCCAAGTCCAACTCCAATCTTCATCAAAATGATGAGTAGTATCATCTATCAGTAAGTATCCTGTTTTTACTAAGTTTCTATGAAAACTCGTGGTCATAGGACTACCAGGATATATTATATTCTTTTGTGTATTTTCGTGTGCGTGTAAGTCTCCTGCAAATACATAAGTGAAGTGTTTAAATCTATCTAAGTCTACTTCAGGTTGTACATGAGGAGGTATCTCTCCACGAACATGAGTAAAAAGATAATAGGCATCTAACATTTCTATGCTTTTCTTTTTGTGTAAATCAGCATAAGGTAATATTGCCCAATCATCTTCATAATATGTTTCATCTATTACTTCTACGAGAGGATTTATACTTGTAGTTACTTTTTTTAAATTTGTAAAAAAGGTTTTATTCTTACGAGTTGCTTCGTGGTTTCCATCGAAGATAATCGTTCGTACTGTAACTCCCTTTACAAAGTCAAAGTAAAGGCTCAATTCATCCATGCTGGGGACTCGGTCAAACAAGTCCCCACCAATGATGTGCAAATCTACATCTTTTTCGATTTCTCTAATTTGTTCAAAGAACATTTTATAGCGTGAGCAAGCCCAAGCTACAGGTACGTTCTTTTGACCAAGTTTGATGTGCCAATCTGCTGTAAATAGAATCATCCTACGAAGTCTTCTCCTGGTTGCCATTCACAACCTGTAAGACCACCAGCTTTGATAGCTTGTAGTGTTCTTAAAACTTCGTTTGCATTTCTACCTGTATCTAATGCATTAACACTTACGTGTTGTACTGTATCATCTTTATCAATGATATAAGTAGCTCTGTAGCAGACACCTGCTTCTTCATCAACTATACCTAGTTCATCCGCAAGTCTTAAGCCGCAATCAGCTGCTAAAGAGTGCTTAATGTTTCCAATGAGTTCATTATCTTTTTTCCAAGCTAATTTACAAAACTCATTATCTCCACTAATACCGATTACATTTGCTTCACTTACTAACATATCCATTCCCGCGATTTCTGTTGGGCATATGAAAGTAAAGTCTTTAGGATAGAAGTAGATTACTGTATAGTCGTGTTTTAATGGGTCATAGTGTTCAGTAACTGAAACGTCTACAAACTCATTATTTGAATTTACGCCCTGCAAAGTAAATGCAGGAAATTTATCTCCTACTGTAATCATGATTCTCCTTAACTAATATCGAACTCGTCGCTAATTGACTCATCTGGAGTTGAATTATCAGCACCTTCTCTTAGTCTATCGAGAAGCTCTTTTTGAGCGTCTGGAGTAGGTCTTGGTAAGACTTCGTCCATAGACTTAAGGTCTGTTATTAACTCTTGTTCATCCTCTGTGAGAGCTCTTGGTTTGCACTTTAATGCTTGTAGTTGGTACTCAACATTGTAAGCCATCGGTCCAGTCTTGACTCTTTTGAAGCATACATCCCACCCAGTTTCAGGGTCAGTTGGGTCTCCGAGGTCTTCCGCGGCTACCATTACTTGTTCTAGTAGTTTTTTCTTAAGATTTAAGACTTTGACTTTACCATCGTGAATACATTGAATTGCATAAGACCATCCACATTTTAGTTCTGGATGGTACTCTCTTACCCAATCTTTTTCCACATTAGTAAATGCTTCAGTGTTTCTGTCGAACGACAAACACTCGAAAGGTAAATTCTTACCGTTTTCACCTTTTAGCCAGTAGACATATCTTGGTAACATATCACCGACCATTCTGACTTTGTTATCGCCTTCTACGTATTGATAACTGTCAATTTTACTTTTTTGGGCTTCGCCCTTGGCTTGATTAAAACTTATTGCCATTTTATTTCTCCTTTAGTGATTTCTTCAAATTTAAAGTGAATACTATCCTCTTCAATCCAAAGTAATCTGTTGCTTTCTATTATGTCCTGATTCCCTGTAAAGAGAAAAAGGTCTAGAGTGGTATCTTTCGTATTTTGATATTCATAATAGTTACGTAGCGACGCGATACCTGCGTACTGCGCAATCTCGCTATCTGAATATCTCCTTCTTTGAATAAACAAAGGCTCGGGGTTTACAAGGAAACTGTGTCCGTGAAAACTCTTTTGCCAAAACTTGTATATTCTATCGTGCCTATTAACTGGAGGCAGTTTATATGTCAAAATGTGTAGGATTGTTAAAATATCTTTAACGTTTCCGTTGCTTTCTTTTTTTATCTTTTTCCAATTATAGAGTAACATTATATCAAAAATTTAACCTCGTGTCAAGAAATATTTTTCAGTCCTATAAGTAAGTAACATCGTACCCTTGTTTCATGTAGTACCCCATTCTCGCACCTGCCTGCTTTCTAGCTGTACGACCTTCTAAATGGATGTCTACGATTACTGGTTGCGGTTTGCCTTCATATAGTCTTATTACTCTACCAACTAATTGTGTTAGTAGAGGTTCATTATTTATAGGTGTTCCAAGAATTAGACAACTAAGACAATCTACTGAAATACCCTCTGAAAATATACTTTGTGTTCCAAAGAGTATATCTTTCGTAGTAAATATTTCTTTTATCATGTCGCCTCTTTCTTCATGTGGAACATCTCCTGTTACGCAAATTGCGTTTTCTCCTACAAGTGCTGCACTTCTCTTGAGAAAATCTACTCTATCACTCACTACGAGCACTTTGTGACCTTTTGCAGCATAACCTGCAGCAAGTACCGCACATATGTTTTGGTACTCCCAATCATACGCTAACTCGTTAATTCGAGTAGCCCACGCTATATTTGCTCCATCCATGAAGCGAATACCACTTCTAACTATTTCAACGCGTGGAGTCAAATAGTTTTCTTTTGGTGGTTTATATACTGTATTGCTGAAGTAGTCACGGAATATAACGTGTCTTCCATCTTTTCGTTGCATCGTCCCTGTCAGTCCGATTTTATATCGAGCCCTGTTTGAGTCGATAATGCGTGTAAAAGTTGGACTGCTTACATGGTGCATTTCATCGAGAATAATAGTACCGAATTCTTTTGCGATTTTATCCTGATTTCGATATAAAGTTTGTACGTTGCCAATGACAATATCCCTATCGATTTCAAACTTACCCGAGCCTATCACACCCGCCGCAACCCCAAATACTTTTTGTACTTCTTTTTCCCACTGCGACCTTAGAGCAATCGTATGTGTAACTATAAGTGTTTTCTGTTTCAGTTTATTGGCTATAGCTAAAGCTGTAAATGTCTTTCCCCAACTGACCCAAGCGTTGATTATACAACTCTCTTCAATTGAGTCATATACCGATTGCTGTGATTCACGTAAAGTGAACTTAAAATCATAACCTTCTATGGGTATATCATTCCGTTTATCAACTATCTCGTAGTCTTCTGGTATCAAATCCGTCCTTCCGATAGGTAAGGTTACTAAACCTGCTCGTATTATGCCCATATTCTTTATGATGATAGGCGGGTCTGTTGGACGTCTTGGCGGTATACTATAAGTCAGTTCTTCATCAAGTTTTGCTTGATAAGCTTCCGTTACTTCTATGAAGATTCTGTTAGATAGTACAGCTTTCATTTAACCTAATGCAAACCCTTCAGGTGTTGGATAGTAGTCATATTTATTCCTCATCTATCAAACCTCTAAGCAACTCTATTATCTCTTGTATTGTATCTCTATCGTGCTGCTGCTCTGTGTCTATTTCTATTACTATTTTCATACTTTTCTCCAAGTATTTTTCTTTTTAATTTCTGAGAGTTCGTACAAGTAAGATGGTATATCTCTTATGTACAATACTCCTGCGTATTTTTGTGTAGGATGAGGGGGTCTTTGTAATTCAAATGGGAAGGGTACGTTCTCTACATATATTAATGTTGCTATATCTTTTTCTATTACTTTCGTTATCTTACTATAATATAACTTTGCTGTTATACTTTTTTCGTACCGAAAGAACTTTCCATTTGAATCTACAAAGAATTTCCTTCTATGCCTTGATAAGTCCACAAAGTTATCTATCATATGCCTTAGTTCATATAAATTTTTATGTGGTGTATTTAATCTTCTTTGACCTATAGTAGTTCCAGGTGCATTTGTATCATCTACAACCGCACCTTCACACCATAGTATTCCATCTCGTTTTTCAACTTCATCAGTATGAATAACAAAGACTGGAAACTCAATATCACTCAGATTCATACTTAGCTTTAAACTTGCCTAAGGAGTAGTCATCATCAACATCAAAGTCGCAACCGATTGGACAACCTGGAATTGAGATACCTCGGTCTTTTTCAATACAAGATTTTACAATTTCCATATATTCATCAACATCTTCTTCTTTCACTTCTGCAAGAATTGAGTCATGAACAAGGGCAAAGATTCTCATATCTTTCGTCTTATTTCGTTTGATAATTTCATTGTGGGTATCTATAGCACCAAGAAGGTTGACATCAGAAGCAATTGACTGTACTAGAAAGTTGATTCCTGACCTCACTTCATGAGAAGCGATTCCTTTATCTGTAGAGAATACATTTGGGAGTCGTCTTTTTCTTCCGAAATGAGAGTAAATAAAACCATTATCTTGTATAAACTGCTTCTGATTGTCTAACCATTTTTTAAGCCCAGAGAATTGCTCAAAGTAATCTTTGATAACTGCACTAGCTTCGTTCATGCTAAAATAACTACCTGAGTCTTTGGTAACTTGTTCACTAATTTTCTTTGGTCCAGCACCATACATAATACCAAAGGTAACAGCTTTTGCCATTTGTCTTTGTGTACTGTATAGAGTAGCGACTTCATCTACTTCACAAGGTAGGTCGAATACTAACTTAGCAATGTTACTATGAAAGTTGCCTCCGTTTTTAAATACATTCATAAGATTCTTGTCGTTTGCAAGCACAGCAGCACAATATACTTCAGCTGTTGTCAAGTCCATTGCAACTATCTTGTTGCCTTCTGTAGCTTTGATACAACCTTTGACAATTGGATTGTCTCTTGGTATTTGTTGCATATTCATTTTACCACTACTAGAAAGACGGCCTGATGTTGTTCCGTGAAGGTTAAAACCTGTACGAAGTCTACTGTCTCTGTCAAGCTGTGGATAAATTTTATCAAGATATGTAGTCTTGATTTTTACTTTCTGTCTTATGTCAAGAACAAGTTGAGGTACTTCATGTTTTTCAGCTAACTCTTTTAACACTTCCGCATCAGTACTATCCGCACCCGTGCCGGTCTTCTTACCTGTTGGCTCTAGTCCAATATAGTCAAAGAGTAGAGAACGAAGTTGCATAGTACTGTTCGGATTGAAATCTTTACCTGTAATCTCTTCAAACTTCTTAATCTCAGGATAAGTATATAATGTAGCGATGGCTTCATCAATCTGCTCCTGCATAAGCACTGAAGACTTTTCTAGTCTCATTCTATCAAAGGGAACACCAGTATCTTGAATGTCTGTAAGGAATCGGCAGCCTGGTATTAGAATGTCTCGGTATACTCCATACAGTCTTTCATTGGTAAGCAAAGGTTTCTCAAATTTTTGAAAGAGAAGAAAAGTACATACTGCGTCAAGAGCTGCGTAGTCTTTCATAATATCAAATGGAATCATATCCCAAGTAAATTGGTTTTTCAATATTCCATTTCTACGACAATACTCTGCCATCCAGTCATACATCGGCTTCTCATAGTCTCCGTAAGGAGTGTATTTGAGAGATAATTGTTTTAGGCCGTGAGTGCCTGGATTTTCGTCTAACATATAATGTAGTAACATAGTATCTTCAAATCTTGGAAACTTAAATCCAAAATGATACTCAAAGAAGGCTAAGTCAAACTTAGCATTATGAAATACTACTCTTTTCTTATTAAACAACTCTTGTAGAAGTTCTTCTACTCTTTCATCGATACAATCAGTATCAATATATGCACCGTGGTCTGGCTCATAAGATATACTTAATCCCAGCATATATCCATCTCTTGGGTATAATCCTGTTGTCTCAGAGTCAAGTGCAATGAAATCATAAGGTGCTTCTAAAGCCTTGTTTAGAAACTCTATGAACTGTTCAGTATCTTGTATACCATATGCTTTGTCAGAACCAAGTTTCATTACTTGCAGTTCTCCTTTTACATACTTACTTATATTTGTTACTGATTCTTCCCAAGTCTTTTTAGCTTCTGGTTTGAAAGCTAACATTGCTGGGTTTATTACTGGTAGAAATTTATCATCTATAACTCTACCACTATATTCTGTTACTGAACTTTGATTAGTATAAAACTTTAAACATTCAGACCCTATAAGTATTACCCAATCATAATCATCAACATTTATGTCAATATCACAATCTCTTTTTAATACTTTCTTTACAGTTGGGTCTGAACACAGTTGAAACTGGTCAAAGTCAAACTGATTATCAAATAATCTTACATAGTCATTACGACTAGGTTTACTTTCTATTAATGCTATCTTAGCCATATAATTGTTCCTTTAATTCTTTTACTTTGTTCTTTGTTAATGCCCCTGCATCCCCTAACGCTCTTGGCAGTTTTATATTCTTATGAAGTATTTCTGCAACATCACACATTTCAATCACTCGTTGTGCAGCATCTTGACCTGCATCGTCTGGGTCAAATAATAAATCTATGCCTGTTACTCCACTCATTTTTAACAATTTTAATTTTTCTATATCTATGTTTCTTGTGCCAAAACAACAAACACTATTCTCTAGTCCTTTATCATGTAGATTTAATACATCAAATATACCTTCTACTAATATGACTCTACCCTTTATGGGGCGGACTCGAGCAGGAAATAGAGGTAACACAGCTTTTGGGGGATGAATGATATATTTTACTATATCTGTAGGTGATTGACTCCTACAATTAAATGCTACTATTTTTCCTGTCAAGTCCTTAATCGGAAAGGAGAGCCTACCTGTAAAAGGTTTGTCTGGATGCACGAAACAGTCAAATCTTTTATAAGTATCAGGTGAGATTTCTCTCCAGTTGCCTACATAAGGCATAAAATTCTTTGGCATCTTCAAACCAATTGAAGATGACCTTACTTCTTCTATTTTTCTTCTTACTTTTTCTCTACGAATATCTATAGGATTAGAAGGTGCATCAAAGTGAACAAATAAATTACCTTTAAAACCGCACGAAAAACAATTATATACTCCAGTAATTCTATCAATTCTCATACTAGGATTACTGTCATCATGTTCAGGGTTAAGGCATGAAACTATAGCATCTGCAGGAGACAATTTATAAGGTATATTTCTTTCTTGTAATAGTTCTTCTACTGTCATAGCTTATCTCCATTCCATTCTATCCAATCTTCTATTTGCTTTAGTCTCATTGTTTCTTCAAAAATGCGTCTAAATTGTTCTCTTGAAGGCAAAGGTACTATAACTGGTAACTTCTTTATAAAATATAAGTATGCTTTGTCTAATTGTTTTTCTGTGTACAGTATCATAAGTCGTCTACATCTTCTCCAGTTTTCATACTTTTTGTCATTTCTTCTTTTTCTTTAGGATTAATCGCAGACTGAGGACCGATTTTAAGTGTTTCCCAGTCAATAACACTGTCAAAACTTTTCATAACATTACTACGCATTTTTGTGCAGTTAAATGTCATACAATTGTCTTCTTGTTCCCATGTTTCTAGTGAGTAGGCTGCATCTGCAGCATCAAGTATACCTTTTGCAAACCTAGCCTCTCCACTTGCATCAGTTTGATAAGGTGCAAAGAACATAGTCTCATATTCTTGTGCATACAACTTCATTTTCTTACTTACTTCTATTTGTTCTGTCCAGTCATATTGACCAGATCGACTTGGTGCATTGTGGCGCTTCACTTGGTTCAGATAGTCAACTATTACAACACCGACATCAAGTTGATTAACCTTTTTGTCGAGTTCTGACTGTATCTTGGAGAGAGTTAGTGCAGGGTCATAGATTACATCTATTTGCCTATCTTTGTGTAGCTGGAGTCTTGTTAGTTTATCATGAAATGCTTCAAAGTCACGAGTTTTCTCGAACTCTGGCAACAAGTCATGTCCGCCATCAAATCTTCCAGCCCACCAACCAGCAACTGCTGTCCACTCATCAGAAGATAACATTTTACTGCGTAATCTTTTGAGTGGAACACGAGTTGCAACAGAGCATATTCTTTGTAGTATAGAACGACTATCCATCTCAATAGTGAAATAAATAGCAGAACGACCACTTTCATATACGTTAGCTGCAATATTACAACAGGTAACTGACTTACCTGAACCACGTCTGCCTCCCACAAGCACCAAATCTTTGGGAGAGAACTGAATTTCCGAATCATATTCAGAATTGAGTCCTAAAGGTAAATACTTAGATAGTTCTTTATCATCTTCAAACAGAGAGATTCTTTCCATACTCTCTGCAGGGGGTTTGACATCTACCTGCTCACTTACCTTTAAAACTATTTCCTGTAATTGTTCTATGTTTTCTTCAGCTGTAGCCATTGCTACTGTATTATCTATATACTTATCTAGTTGGTCTAGAATTTCTACTTGTGCATACTCATTTTTCAAATAGTCAAGTAAAAGCCAAGCGTCGACCTCGACATCTACAGACTCGATAGCGAATATTTTTTCTTGTAGTTTTCTGTCACGGACTTCGTAACGTAGGTCTTCGAACTGTGGAAGGTCTTGATATTGTTCGATATGTTTATCAAGGATTTTGAATATCGGTTGGAAATCACCAGGTAGGTAATGTTCCTTGAGATTAGACCAAGTATCTAAATCATTCTGTACTATAATCTGCTTCAGTAAAGCACTCGCAATATTCAAACTAACTCTCCCAAGTATAAGATAAAAAATGGTAGGGACAGAACGCCCCTACCTAACTAAAATAGTACGAAATATTAACCTATTTCTTTTTTAGCAGCGCCGTTGTAGTCAGAACACTGAAGACCTCTTCTTGTCAACATTGTTTTAACTCCTCTAACTGTTTTGCCAATTGAATCAGCGATTTCTTCGACAGTCATGCCTGAGATATCGATGTCAGCTAAAACGTCAGCTTTGCTTGAACCTTTAGTTTCTTTCTGCTTAGGAATCGCATTGATTTCCCCACTTCTTAATAAAGATAGAGCTTTACCTCTGATTGAATTAACAGATTTGCCTAATGCTTCAGCAATTTCTTCTACGAAGCTACCGCCGTTTACCATTTCAACAAATGTTCCTTCTTCTTCAGGAGTATAAGTTCTAACTGTTTCTACTTTAGGAGCAGGTTTTACATGCTCAGTTAATTCCATAGAAAGGATTTTACCTTGAATTGACTTAGCTGAAAAAGCTCCGCCTTCAAAGTGTGATGCAATTTCTGCATATGTGTAAGAACCACTGTTATCAGTTACAAAAGCTGATAAAGTAGCTTCTTGGTCGTCTGAGAAAGACTTGGAAGCTGAAGCAGAAGCTAGTTCTACGTCATAACCCATCTTTCTTAGTTTGCTAGAAACTGATCTTGTAGATGTTTCTAACTGCTCTGCTGCTGAAGCAACAGTAGCTTGAGATATAGGGCTCTCATTGCCCACGAAAGAAGTTAACTCTGAAGTTCTTTCGTCTGTCCATTTTGGTAATGCCATTTTTAATTTTCCTCTAAAATGTCTTTTATGTTATTAATAATTGTTATACCCATTGTTTCTGCTTTCTTAGTTTTAGCACTTGCTATACCACTTTCATTAACTAAGATTGTTACATCTTTTGTTAGGTTATCCTTTACTGCGTAGCCGTTTTCTTCTAATACTTGCTTGGCGGCTGCTTTGGTAGGATAGCTTATTAGCTTACCTGAGATACAAACTGTTCCCTTAGTGTTCTCATGACTGACTTTCGCCTTACTGTCACAAGCAAAAGAAAAGGGTAGCTCGTAGTATTTTTCAAAGTGGAAAGTGTTTACTAACCAATCTACAAGGTTCGACGCCGCTTTAGGACCCAGACCTGCCTCTACACAAATCTCTGGGGTTATCTCATGTATAAATGAGATGTGTTTCGCTAACTTTTGAGTGGCACTTGAGCCTATCAGCGGTATCGAAAATGCTGGTAATAAAACTGTTAGGTCACTACTCTTCGATTTTTCTATTTCTTGAAAGAGTTTGGTTCCCAGTTTTTCTGAATCCAGTAAGAATGATATCTCCTCTTGGGTGAGAGAATAAATATCATGATAATCTTCAAGACCTAGCTTTTCAATAGTTGAAGGGCCAAGTCCTTTGATTTTCAAAGTTTTCGCAAAGTGTTCAACACGCTTTGCTGATTGAGCGGGACAAAGTCTATTACGACAAAATAGTTGGTCGTTTACAAGTTCTAACACACTTGAGCATGTTGGGCAACTTGTTGGCGGTACTATCTCTGTCATATTGTCTTTCTCCCAAAATATAAGTATATTATATCAGATGAGAGAGCGTTTGTCAAGAATTATTTTTCGGGAAGTGGGATAAAATTTTAGAATCAATTTTGAAACACTCTGTATGCCCACCGAATTTTTCAGCTGGATAATGACGGTCGTCCTTAAACTTCTCGTGCAGTTCCTGCTCTTTTTTCCAGCAGTTATAAATCGTATCGTGATAGGTTCGTTGTATGCGTAAATCATACCCTTTAAAACCACGACTTCTTTTAATAACGTGCCTCCAATCTTTTCCTTTTGCTATTCCAACCTTAATACACTCCCTTACAAACGTCTTTTGATTGACTAAAATAACTCCATATAAAACGCCTTCTACTAACTGTTCGTCAGGTCGATTTTCAAAATAAGTTTTGTTATATACTCCACCACTCACTTAATCCACTCCCAACCTTCTGTGATTGAATCTTGGGCGGCTTGAACAAAATCTCTATCTTCTTCGGATAGAATAGACCAAAACTTACTAATGTGTAATGTTTGATTATAAACTTCATCGGGATTTTTCAGATGATAGTTTTTATACATAAGCATTTCTAGTTGGTCTAACCTATACTGTATTTTTTCTTTTAAGTCTTTGGGCTCCATTTCTCACAAGTCTCCTCTGATAACACCATACCTGCAGGAGATGTAACTCTACACCATCCTTCGCTTAGCTTTGGAGTTATTTGATGTATAGGCTCATAAAACTTGCATTCTCCACAAGGAGTGCTAGGAAGTTTATTTGCTCTTTTCATTAGTTTTTTTCTTATCTGCATATACTTTAATTGTTTTTCTACCTGTTGTCCAGATAGCTACTAGTAATTTACGCTGGCGTTCCATCTTGATTGAGCATTTTTAAACAAAAATTCTCGGCGATATCTTCGCACCAGTATTCACTTTTGGTAGGATGCCACATAAGGAAGCCTCCTTTACCCGTTGCTTTATCTATAAGGTGCACTCCCCAATATTTGTTTTGGAGATGTCGAACTACTTGTCCGACTCGTGTTCCTTCCATATATTCTGAATATACTTCATATTCTTTCATTAGTCTACTCTCGCTACTATTTGGGGAATAATCTCCCCTGCTCTTATTACTTCAACCATACACCCTATTTCTAAGTCTAGTGACTCTATAATTGCCATATTGTGTAAGGTTGCTCTTGAAACTGTTGCTTCTCCTATTATACAGGGTTCTAGTATTGCTACTGGAGAAACTGCACCTGATTTTCCTACTTGCCATTTAACATCAAGTAGTTTTGTAACTACGCCTTCTTGCTTTTCTTTGAGAGCAAATGCTCCACGAGGATGATGAGAAGTATATCCTAACTCATCAAACTCTTTATGACTAACTATTCTCCAGACATCTCCATCTTGTGGAAACTGTTCCCAGTTTGAATCAATTGCTGTATTGAATCCTACATGCTGTAACATTCTCATATCTTCTACCCAGTCAGGGGTAATCGAAGGCTGTACGCCATAACTTACGAAAGTTAAGTCTCTTCGCTTAACTTCCTCAATATCTTTTAAGTTAAGCGCACCCGCTGCATAGTTACGAGCATTGGGTATTTCTTTTGGGGCTACTATCTCTCCTGTTACTTGGTGAGGTGCTTTGAAAGATATTGTATTTGGTACTAAATGTTTAATCTTATCTGTAATGTCTAAACCTTTCTTGCCATCTCCTCTTGTAAGTGCCATTGTTAGTTGACCATCTATATATTGAATACTAACTGCAGCTCCGTCTAATTTAGGGGTAACAGTTACTACTCCAGCTAAAAAAGTAGAAGGGTCTTTCTCTCCTTTGTAAATTTTCTGTAAAGAGTACATAGGAAACATATGAGGTATTCTTGCACCTTCATCTGAGCCAACAGCAGTAACGCCTACCTGTTCTTCTAATCTATCATAGACTTCATCAGGTATAATTGGATTACCACTATAGTAATCTGCTTTTGCTTGTTTTAAAAATGCCTCTAACTTGTTCATTACTTTCCTATGTGTTTTACTTCTTCTTTTGGTATAACCTGATACGCACCTTTGTTGTATGCAATCGATACGGTATAGTTCTCACTTGCTTTTTGCTTGTAAGAAGTATCACGCGCAGGTGTATACTCACTCAAAGGAGCGGAAGGATACTCTTTAGTTTCCCTACGAATTGTAGGCTC